GTACTACATTGACGGTTTATCAACTTGTACCAAGTGTAGGAAGTGGTTCGGTTAATAAACCAGACGATAGATTTTATCTTAAAATAAAAGATGGCCTGCAAATTGATTCTAATGAAGGGGTAACTTTTAGAAGTACGGATGTTGTTGACTTTTCATTGGCAGAAGGTAGAGAAATTGATGTATATGAAAGAAATACAAATACACAAGAACCATCTAGATATTTAATTACTAAAAAAGTAAAAGCAATATCTGCAACTGAAAAAACTACAACGGTTTCATTTACTACAAATGATGTAGATTATCCAACTGCCACAATAGTTGATTCAAATATAATTGCAATCAATTCGGTTGTTGATGAAGATAATATAAAATATTATGAAGTACCTTATTTAGCTCAAGAAACTATTTTTGTAGAACAAGCTAATACATCATACAATACAGCATTATCAGAATATTCAAATACAGTACCATATATTTTAGAAGTACAAAAAGTACCTAGAAGATTTTCTGTAAAGGTTAATTCCGATAATAGTATTGATTTACAATTTGGTAGTGGTGATGTTAGTATGTCGGATGAAAGAATATTACCAAATCCAAAAAATGTAGGATTGGGATTGGCAAATTCGGTTAATAGATTAAATCAAGGAATTGACCCTTCTAATTTTTTAAAAACAAATACATTTGGAATAGCACCTACAAATACAACATTAACTATAAAATATTTAGTAGGTGGTGGTGTTGAATCGAATGTAAATACTGGTGATTTAAATAGAATTAGTAGAATTGAATTTGAAGAAGATTTGTTATCTTTAAGTGATACCGATTTAAGAATATATAATGATATAAAAAATACAGTTGCAGCTGAAAATTTAGAACCCGCTGTTGGTGGAAGAGGTGCGGAATCAATAGATGAAATTAGAAACAATGCAATTGCAATGTTTGGTTCTCAAAATAGAGCAGTAACTAGACAAGATTATATTGTAAGAGCTTTATCAATGCCTGAAAGATATGGTAGTGTTGCAAAAGTATATGTTAGTCCTGATGGTGAGGTTGACAATAATAGTCCTTCTTCAATACTTGCCAATCCAAAAAATATTGCTGAATTTACAAATTTAGTGGATGGATTAAAAACAAAATCTAAAACAGATATTCAAAAAGAATTGATTAAATATTTAAATCAAAAACAATCTAATGTTGCAGAAAATAATAATCCATTTGCAATTAATATGTATGTTTTAGGATATGATTTAAATAAGAATTTAACAAATTTAAACCAGGCCGTTAAACAAAATCTTAAAACATATTTAGGTGAATATCGTATGATAACGGACGCAGTAAATATGATTAATGGATTTATTATAAACATTGGTTGTGATTTTGAAATTATATGTTATTCAAATTTTAACAAAAGAGAAGTCATTACAAATTGTTTAACTCAATTACAAGATTATTTTAATATAGATAATTGGACATTCAATAAACCAATAAACATTTCAGAAATAGAATTAATTCTTGCAAATGTAGAGGGAGTTATGAGTGTACCATCCGTAAAAATTTCAAATCTATGTGGTGATGCTGGAAGTTATTCACCAAATAAATATAATATAGATGAAGCAACTAAAGGTAAGATTGTCTATCCGTCTTTAGACCCATCAATATTTGAAGTTAAATTTCCTAACAAAGACATAAAAGGGAGGGCACTATAATGCATAAATTTTTTACATCATCATTTGACGCGAGTATATATCTTCAACAACCTGAACAAAATGCAGGTAGAGATGAGATATTAGAAGTAGGTAAACTTTATTATGGTTCTACTATGGATATAGCTAGAACTTTAATTAAATTTCCAATCACACAGGTTTCCGAAGTTGTTTTGGAAGAATCCGCATCGTTGAATAGTTTATTAAATTCAAATAGTGCATCCGTTTCTACAATATCATCTTCGTGGTATACGGCAGTATCATCATCATTACATTGGTCATCATCATATAGTACTAGTTTATCAATTACCAGTAGTTTATCATCATCATATTCTGCATCTTGGAATAATTATGTAACACAATCTTTGGTGGTATCCGCTTCATATAATTTAGAGTCGGCATCGTTGGCATTGGATATTTCAAACGGAGAATATGTATTTAATTATAAAACATACTTAAATTTAAAATCAGCAAACTCAGAAGAAATACCTTTAGAATATACAATTTATGCAAATGCTGTATCTGGAAGTTGGAATATGGGAACTGGTACAAAATTTGACAACATAACATCGGATGGTGTTAGTTGGTATTATAAAAATGGTAGTTCTAAATGGTTAGATTTGTCAGGCTCATATAGTGCAGGCTCCGATACGGGTTCAATCACTAATGGTGGTGGAGGAACTTGGTATACAGCATCTATGGCATCTCAATCTTTTAATAATGAACCAGATGATATTAGAATGGATGTAACAAATATTGTAAAACTATGGATTAGTGGTTCAAATAGATTACCAAATGATGGTATCATATTACACCATCATACATCGGCGTCAATTAGTACGGACAATGATGGTTTGGATTATGGTGTTCTTAAATTCTTTTCTAAGGAAACAAATACAATATATGAACCTAAATTAGAATTAGTTTGGGATGATAGTTCTTTTGTAACTGGAAGTTTAACACCGGTAACGGGTTCAGCAAGTGATGACTATAAAGTTGTAGTTACAAATTTAAAAAATCAATATAGTAAAGATACTAAAATTAAAATAAGAGTCAAAGGTAGAGATGTGTTTCCATATAAAACATTTGGAACAACATTTGGATATGACCAAGCAAAATACTTACCATCGGGTTCAACATATTATCAAATTGAAGATTATATAACAAACGAAATAATAATTCCATTTGGTGATTATTCTAAATTGAGTTGTGATAGTACATCTAATTATTTCAATTTAGATACATCGACATATGCAGCGGATAGAGTTTATAGATTAAAGATTAAAATTTTACAAAATGGAATAACGGACATAATAGATGATAAATTGACATTTAAAATAGTAGAATAATGGCATTAACATCTTTAGAAAATGCAACAGCAGTCCAATTACAAAAAAGGAAAGATGACCTAAATAAAATATTAACGGAATTGGGGTCACAGGCAATGGTGACGAACGATTATAATATAAACTATGTTTCCGATACAAACGTAGCCAGTACATTGATATTTAATCCCTTAGTTAACTCAAAATTTGATAATGTAGAATTGGCTAAAGCAATAGATGTTGAAGTAACGGAATTAATACCAAACGTAAATAAATCAAAAAAAAATCTAATACCAAAAGATATATATGATACTGAGGTTCAAATTCAAAAAGATTTACAAATTGAATTAGACAATTTAAATTCTAATATACCTCTATTAAATAAAGAAATTGATGATTTACAAATTGAATTAGAAAAACAAATTAATGAACGTTTAAAAATAGAACAAACACAAGATGTATTACAAAATCAATTAAACACACTTACGGATTTAATTGAATTGTATTCAACAAAAATTGCACAAGTGGTACAAAAATCAACGGATGAATCAATATTAAGAACATCATTGGAATCACAAAACGCGGGGTTAAAGGCACAAATTGAGGGATTGATTAAACAAATAGAAACATTATATGCAATAATAACTGGATTATTAAATCAAATTGGTGCAGAAATTAGAATAACAAAAACACAAATATTCCCAAGTACACCTGGTCCAGCCGGTGGTGGTAGAGAAGAAGGAAATAACTCTGACCCAAGCAATGAATTAAAAAAATATAAGTAAATTGAGTACACCACTAGAAAATATATCAGTAGTTCTTTCAGCTAAAAGAAAAAATGAATTAAATACAATACTAACTCAATCGGGCTCAAGTGCATCTACCAAAACCAATGCAGGTGTTACTATTGTAAATGATTCAAATATTGCATCTTCATTAGTATTTCAAAAATTACAATCACCGGCATATGATATTACGGAATTATTAAAATCAATTAATACAAGTGCAGCTGAAATAAATCCAAATATTCCAGAATCAAATACAAATTTTGTTCAAAAACCAGTATACGATAATCAATTATTAATAAATTCCAATATTAAAACTAAAATTAATGAAATTACTAAAATAGTAGACCAATTAATTTCAATTAAAGATGATTATAATTCCCAAATACAATTTGAAAAAACACAACAAACTTTAATAAAATCTTCAAATACTTTATTAGCAGCTTCTATAAAAAGTTTAAAAAAAACAATTGAACAATTTAATACCCAAATAGAAGAAGCTATTCAAAAATCATTATTGGAATCTATTAAAAGAACATCAATTGTTGCACAAAATAGAGGATTTTCTAAAGAAATTAGTGCATTATTAAAACATGTTAATACATTAAATTTATTAATACAAACAATAAATGTACAAATTGCAACCATTGAAACAAAAACAAAAATAGAAGGGGACGCCAGAGCTTTTGCAGCTGAAAAGAATGGTATAGTATTAAATTCTATATTAGTTGTTTATTGGGATGGGTTTACTAGTGATGTAACTCAACCAAAATTTTATGGTTGGGGATATAATGATGATAGAAGAATGGATTGGGGAAATAGTCATGGCCGTTTATATTTTAAAAACTTTGATAAAGAAAGTGTTAAAGTAAATCTATCAGCTACGTTTAATAAAACCAAAAACACACCAAACGTAAACGGCTTTATTAACTTAGGGCCGAAATGGTTTGAATTTGGTGAATCACCAGGAAATGTAAATACTAAATATCCAGTAGCAGGATTCCCAAACCCCGGCCTTGCAACTACTATACCGGCCGAAACAGAAAAAATTATATACATGAAATTTAATCCTGAAGCAAGCGGCCCATGGGATTCAAAGGGCCCTAATGGTTTTTGGGGTGCAATTTCTAATACTACAACTTATTATGGTTGGATGCAAATTAGTTCAACAAGAGCCGATGGGTTTGTTGACACTATACCATATTTAGATACTCAATTTGCACTAACAAAGTGGCATAAAAAAAGCAAAACTTACACAAATTCGGGTGGGCACAAAACAAGTCTTTAATTAATGAAATTAAATAAATAAAATGAGCATTAAAAAATATACAAACATTGAACAAATAAATCTTAATAAACAAAATGTAGGACAATTTATAGAAGATAAAGATTTATTTATTATTGCAAAAAATGAAACAGTTACATCTACCTTTGGTGATAATTCATATGATACAATGGAAGTATCCGTTTATGATATAAACAATAATTTATTACCACAAAAATCAGGAAATAATGTTTCTTACATAAAAACGGGAGATATTAAAAATTATATGTATAATGTTACAAATAAAAATGGTACAAAGGAAATTGCGATTGATGCTGAAAAATTATTAAATGATTTGGGGTTTACCAATGGAATTCTCAAACTTAATATAAATTTTGTTAGAAATAAAGTTGGAAATAACGATGAATTATCGCGAGTATGGATACAAGAAATATCTCCGTCAAGAGAAGAAATTCGTATTTTACCATTAAAAACAAAAAATGAAACAATAAATAAAATAACTAATTTAGAATTTGCAAATTTAAAAAAACAATATAAAACATTTGCAAATGTAAAACAAAATATTAACTTACAAATTTCTACATTTGAAAATAGTTATTTAACTAAAATAGATGACTATTTGAATACACAATTTGGAACGGATTATTTGTTATATCTAAAAAAAGATTTTGGATTACAAAATTTTGATGATTATGTTAAAAAAATATATACAAATTTTAAATCAGCAGTAAATAATTATTTAACAAACAAAAAATATAATATAGCTTTAAGTGATTTTGGTAAAGTTGATGTTGTTAGATTTGTTGATTCAGAAATATACAAAACGGAAGATATTGAAAAAGAAATTAATTTAATATTAATGGCCTGTATTACAAAAAATCTACCGGATTTGAAACAAAGAACAATAGAAACTAAAACAATTGAAAAACAATTTACAAATTCTCCAATAGATAGACTTACATTAGACACCACTAATGTACCTCCTATTATATCAAATAGAAAAATTATTACAATAACACCGAATCAAATTAGTTTTACAAAAGTAGCAGGAGGTACTGGTACCAATTTACCTACACCTAAACCAAAAGGAACATTGATTACAACAATATGTAAAGGATTTGACCAATATGGAACGTACGCAGATGGAAATGGTGGTACATATGATGAATTGATTAAGGTTAATTCTTTAACGTGTGGATATGTTGTACCTACCCCCGGAGGTGGTGGTGGAACTGGAGGTGGAGGTGGAACTGGAGGTGGAGGTGGACGTGGAGGACGTAGTGAGGGTTCAAATCCCGATGGTGGTAATGACGCGAAATAAAAACAATTTTTAATAAAGATATTTATAATAAATTAACACAATGGCTTTAACAAACTATGTAATAAACTTTGGTAGTAATTTTACTAGTGAATTGGGAACTCTTTTAACTTTAAATGTTGAAATCAGTAATTCATTGGCCAAAACGCCTTTAAAACCATTACTATTAAAAGATGGTAGCACTTTACCACAAAATATAGATTATAGTTTAATAAACAATGCCAAAATAATTTTATATTTAAGTGGTAATCTTCCCGAAGAATATGTTGTTAAAAAAATATGTTATACCAATAAAGCTACATATGCAACTGCACCAACGGATTTAACAAAATGGTCAACTGCGAAGGTGGCCTCCATTAACTCTCCATTTGAAATAGATAAAAATATAATTATAACTGGAGAATTATATGTTGTTGTTATTTTAGAAAAAACAACGGTAAAAGCTCCTACAATAGTTTTAACCAATCCAAATAAAAAAATAGATATAAAAGTAAAGGATTCTGATTTAGAAAAAGAATTAATTATTAAATTTACAAAACCAAATACAGATTATGTAACGGTTTATCTTTCACCAAATAGAATTGTAAAAACAGAGGATACATTTGTAACTTTATATTTTAAAAAAGATTTTGACGGAATATTGGGTAATAAAAAAATATTTTTAGTTCCAAGTTCGGCTGCATATGGTGATGGGGTTCCTGTTGAATTGATAATAAATTGGATAGCTGAGGTTGATACACCATCAATGGTTGAAATAGATATCGTTGATACAATAGATGTTCCAAGTTTTTCTAATTTAGATATTAATTTTGAAATAGAATATAAAACCAAACATACAACAACGGTTGATATATTTTTATTAGCAAAAGATTTAACCAAACTTCCATTGGTACAAAACCAAGCTCCAAATGGTAAATTAAAATTAAATTTAAGAACTTTAGCTACTTCATATCCCAAATGGAATGGTAATACCGATTTAACTTTAGTTTTTAAACCATACAATAAGGGAGGACAAAAAGTATTAGAGGGAACTGAGATATCGGCCACAACTAAAATAATATATCCAAATATTTCATTAGATACTGAAAAAATTAAAAAATCAATTTATGATGGATTTTTAAATAAATTAGATTTTGTATTTGATAAAGAGGACAAATATTTAACTCATATTGCTAATTTTGGGAATGATGAACAAATTATAATATCTTCTTGGGAAGAGGATGATTTTACACTTTCTAAAAAATCGGAAGATGAATTTGGTAATACAATTGTAAAACCAGAAGATATAGTAGAATCTACTATATTAAAATTATACAACCCACTTCCTGCATCTATTAATGAAAATACAACTTTATGGATTTCAAAATTATTGACAAATCCATTAATAGAAACGATTGTATTAAGTGAACAAGATGATATAAAATGTCCTCCTATAAAGGGGCCGAATTTTAGTGTAGAAGTTGATTTTGTAGTTGGCCAATCTACAAATTATGAATCGTTAGATAATTTAATATTAAGTGCATCGGTTTCTAGTTCGTCGCAATTGGTTGCAACATATTTAAGTTCATCTTTAATAAAAACCGATGATTTAAATATTCAATACGCAAACGTTAATTTTACAAGTTCGCATAGTGGGTCGGAAATGTCAGGACCAGGTGAATATCTTTGGAATAATTTTGTACATTTTAGTTCTGCAAAAGAAAGAGTAGATAATTTTATATACAAAGTACAATTAATTGAAAAATATGAATTATTATATAGTAAAACATATTCAACAGGTTCAACCGGAGATGGATTACATACTGGTTCATTATCGGCTGTTCAAGAAAGAGAAAGAGTACAATTAAAGAAAAATCAATTAATAAATGGATTTGATGGTTTTGAGAAATTTTTATATAATAAATCGGAATATACAACAAACAATTCTAGTTCTTTAACTTGGCCGTACAATGGTGATAGATTAACTTCAAACGATACAATAGTTTCAAATTGGTATGATAATATTATTGAATTAGCAAATCAGTTTGATAAAACAAATGTGAATTGGGTTCAAAACAATATACCACAATACGTTGTTACTAATGGTAATAATGAAAGCATGTTGTTGTTTTTGTCAATGATAGGACATCACTTTGATACATTATATTTCTATACAAAATCAATAGAAAATAGTAGAGGTCTTGGATATAAATCAAAAAATACAATAAATGATAAATTGTTATTTGATATATTGAAATCAATGGGTTGGGATGCAAAAAACCTAGCCGCAGATACTAAACTTTGGGATTATGTATTTGGACAAAATGCCGATGGTAGTCAACGTTATATATCATATGATGAAAATGGTGATGAAATAAAATCAAAATCTGCAAAGCAAAGAACATATGAAGTTTGGAGAAGAATTGTAAATAACTTACCTTATCTATTAAAAAATAAAGGTACAAGGAGAGGTATATATGCATTAATGTCTTGTTATGGAATTCCTGCATCAAATCTTTCAATTTTAGAATTTGGAGGCCCGGAAATAACAACCAATACAAAAAGTAAATTAGTAATGGATAATGTTACTAGTGCACTTAAAATGGTGTCTGGTTCTTTAATTCAAATGGAGTGGAAAAATACGGATAAAAATAGAAAACCAAATACTATTGAATTATTTGTTAAACCATCATATAGTAAAAATTGGACAATATTATCTGGAAGTAATTGGGACGTTAAAATTAGTGGTTCAGTTAATAGTAATTATGGTAAAGTAATATTCAATTATTCGGGTTCAATTTCAATGTCTACATCTTTATTACCAATATTTAATGATAGATTTTTTGGTTTATCGGTAAGTAGTGGTTCTAATGGATTAAAATTAGATGTTAGACAAGCCGAAAAAGAAAGAACTATATTTGAAGAATCAATTACAGCATCCGCATATACCGATTGGAACAATGGTTCTACTTTATATTTGGGAAATGATTTCGTTGGTAGTGTAGATGAATTTCGTTTGTGGTCGGAAGTATTAGATACTGAAAGATTTTATGAACACGTTTCTTTTCCTGAAATGATTAATGGTAATAGTATTACATCATCCACAACAGATTTATATTTCCGTTTAGATTTTGAATATCCAAAAAATTTAGCAACAAATACAAAATTAATAAATGTTGACACAAATGTATATTTTAGTGCAAGTTTAAATAGAAATAATTTTGAAAACGGATTAAATATAATAACAGGCTCAATATCTAACATAACAATAATTAATGGTGGTACTGGATATACTAGCTCATTAGGAACTTCGAATGGTAGTATTCCATTATATTTTGTAGGTGGAGAATTTAAGCAAACACAACCATCTGTAACGGGTTCATTAACAAATGGTGTTTTAACATCTATATCTATTTCACATGGTGGAACAGGAATGGTTTCATTTCCAACCAATTTACAACCATCGGCCTCACTTTCTCAATCTATAAATAATTCGATAACACCAATTGTAATAGAATTAACAGGAAGTGTTGCAAACTTTCTATCAGAAAATATAACACCACTATTATTTGCAACAGCAAGTGGATTTCCACCAATAACATCATATCCATATCAATTTGAAGCAATAGATAGAAGTGTTACATTGGAAATTCCTGATTTAGGTGCAAGTAGATATTCAACAAATAAAGTTAGATTTGAAAGTCAATATAATTTAGATGGAACGGAGATAACTCCAACTAAAGGTGTGAACTTATCGGTAAATAGTAGAGGAACTAAAAAATCATTTGACCAATCACCAATTGATTCAAATAGAGTAGGTTTATTTTTCTCGCCAACAAAAGAATTAAACATTGATATTGCAAAATCATTTGGTGGAATTAATTTAGATAATTACATTGGTAACCCACAAGATTATTATAAATCAAATTATTCGCAATTAGATTCTTTAAGAAATTATTATTTCCAAAGATTTGATGGTAGAGATATATACGCATACATTAACTTAATCAAATTATATGAGAAATCTATGTTTGAAGATATTAAGAAGATGTTACCTGCAAGAGTTAAAGCAACTACTGGTTTATTAATTGAACCACATATTTTAGAAAGAAGTAAAGTTGCACATAAAAAACCAACAGGAGTAAATAATCAATTAGAAACTATAATAGATTCAAATAATACAACTAATATATTTGCAGAAACAAACCAATATCAAACTATAATTGATGCAAACCTGTCGGATAATATATTTGCAGAAAATTATCAATATAATACTAGAATTGATATTAATAATGAAAACCAAATATCAGCTGATAATTACCAATATAATACAACTATAAGAACAACCGATAACACAAATATAAGTTCCGATTATTATCAACAAACAGCATCAATTGATTGTGGTTTACAAAATCCTACTATTTTAACTGAAATTGATTTGTATGATTTAAATATTGTAGCCGGTCAAACCACATTTGAAACGGTTGGATTTGGAATATATGCTCAAAATGGACATGCTATTAGAACATATTTTGATGAAAAAGGCCGAAGAGTTAAAGAAAGAATTAAAGTAGATTTAATAACAGAACAAAAATCAAGAGAAGCTTTAAAGTATAAAATTGTAATAAATGGCAAAGGTGACCCAAGAGGTGGAATGGAATTGACATCATCCATTTACTATGAGACAAAATTAAATATTCAACCATATTCAACTGCAAAGGTTATTAATGCGGGTACGGGTAGTATAGTTCAAGTAAAAAAAGTAGATGGATATTTACCAACACATTATAGAAATACATCGGATTTGACAAGAGGATTGCAAAATAGTTTCTTTAGAGGTTCAAAAAATACAGCAGCAACAACTATTGATGGTGCATCACCTATTGAAACATTTATATCTAATCCAAACATATTAACTGTAAATAAAGCAGGTAGAAATACATCCGAACCAATTTTGGAAGTAGAATAACGAAATTTAAAAATAATTATATTTATATCAAACGATAATACAACACTATGGGATATTTAAGTAACACAGAATTAACAG